CAACAAAAGCTAATGGGCATGGCATATGCTTACAAGACTGGAAACTTTGACGGGACTCCAAGTGCTGAGGTTAAAAATCTTGCTAAGTCTATGAGCAAAAAAGATCTAGAAGATTTCGCTAGCACTAAACATAAAGGCAAACCAGAACACGTCAAGAAAAAATAGGATTTGATTATGGACTTTAACGCACTACAACACAAACTTTTTTCCTTAGACCCAACAGATCCTAGAGAGGATTTAGCGAAACTAAGAGGTCAAGCAAACGGCAGTGCGGCTGATGTAGCACCGACTAAAAACTACGTTGCAGAAAGTGTTGAAGTTCCTGAAGGTTCTTTAAAACTTGACAAAGATTATAGCGTATCGGACTTTGCTGCACTAGCAGGAGTTGTTCCACAGACTATTACAGAAGGTCCGATGGATGCTATAAAACAAGGTTGGAATAATTATAATTCTGTTGATGCGCTAAAAGGTGATCCAGAAGCAGATTCTACACCTAGTACATCGAAATCAGCTCCGTCAGCAAAATCAACTGCTGCTAAACCATCTGCTGCACAAGAACCAAAAGCAACAAGTTCTACAAATATGCATCCAAAACTAGTTAGCAAACTAGAGCCATATGCAGATCAATTAGAAACTATTTTTAGAAGTTCTAAGCTTCGTGTAAAATTTGAAAAGTTTTTAAATTTAAACGCACCTAGACAAGAATCTATAGAAGAGCCGGTACAAGCTCCAGAAAAAGAATCGATTAAAGATCTGCTTTACAAAGCATTAGCAGAATTTGAAAAGAAAAATGAGACTGGTAAATCTTAATCCTAAGTTTACAAATAATCCATATCTTTTCATACCTATTGATCAACAACTAGTAGAGCAACTTCGTTTAGACCATTTTGATAAAGATGGTTACGAAGTTCCTACTCCTCTTGAACGTTGCTTCTATGAAGCACAAGGCATAGATTTAAATTGCGACATACAGTATCATGTTGCTCCTGTACAAGAATGGTTTAGAGACATTGACTATAGTGAATCTGGTCTTGTGCTAGATCATTGTATGCTATTAACACGCTATTCTATAGAAGGTGCTGCAAGACATCAATTAGAACTAGCAGCAGAAGATAGACCTATACTAAACAAACTATTAGGTATTAAACCTAAGTACGGTATTGATTTTAGTTTAGACTATATCACACATGATGTTTGCATGGAAGTAATACACATCGAACAAGATTTCGATAATGTAGTCGATGCAAATTCTGCAAAAGAACGATTAGAACATATAATCGAAACTACCGATTGGCAAGCAGGTGCAGAAGAATTACTAGCACGTAAAGCAGAATGGGAACATTTGAGCTCAGATGACCACTCTGATTACAAGGCACAGTTCTTCGGTTGGCATCGTGCTTTTGACAATAAAAAAGTATTTAATACTTGACTTTAATCTAAATTCCCTGTATAATAAATTAAAACTAACACAACTAAGGAGTAACCTATGAGTGATCGTGTCTACGGACCAGAAGAAAAAGCAAAACTTGAGCGTCTAGTACGTGAAGGTGTAACTGTATTACAAGAAGTTGAAGATTTACAGCAAGGACTTAAAGATACTGTAAAAGCAGTAGCAGAAGAACTTGATGTTAAGCCTGCATTGATTAACAAAGCAATTAAGATTGCTAAGAATCGTGACTGGGAGAAACATTACGATGCATTTGATGATCTAGAAACAATCATTACTACACTTGGGTACGACAAGTAATATGAACATATACTGGTCATATATGCATAGAAAGCATACAGGCACAAACAAGTATGGTTTAGATCCTGAATCGTACTACAACCCTGTTCGACTAAGTAATCATATTAATGCTAAAGAAATGTTAGGACAAGACGTGGCGTTTTGTCCTTCAGTGTCCACTGATTTAAAAAATACACTAGTTTTTAAATCTCCAGTTGATATTGACATTGACTTTAGCGAGGATATGTCGGATTTTAACTGCCGTAAAAAATATCCTCCTGATTTTTTAGAGTACATCCTTAAGCCGCCTAGTAAGGAACGAGTTTTACAAATTAAAACTCCTATGATCTTATTATTTGCAGATAAAGATGTTACTGCAACACAAATGCCTACTTATTTAGATGACACAAATCTAAACAAGACTACACATTTTATTTCAGGAACATTTAACATAGGAAGTTGGTTAAGGCCTTTCCTTACAGCATTTAAACTAAAACCGTACTTTCACAGATTGAAGGTTTCAAACGGCGATGCGTTAAATTATGTAAAAATTAACACAAATGAGCCTTTTAAACTTATACAATTTGATAGTTCTGACTTAGTCGAATCAATAGAAGATAGTCCTTTGCATTATTGTGTAGAATTAAAAAACACTAAATCTAACGGAAAAATTATGACACTAGACGAATGTTATAATGCATTTAGAGAAAAAGATTACCACAATAAAACACTAGACTGGATTAAAAAACGTATTGTACAATAAGGTAATTAATGGATTACGTATACTCATGGAGTGACTTTGTAGGCAACATAGGTGTCGCGCTACTAATCGGCACCTTTGCTATGCTACAATTTGACAAAATTAATCCAAAAGGCTTTTGGTACAGTTTTAATAACTTACTAGTTGCTCTTTTACTATTAGTGAACTTATACTATAAGCCTAACATATCCAGTATTATTATTGAGATATTCTGGATATTACTAAGTATTTACGGACTTGTAAATTATTTCAAGTCTCGTTCAAAAGAACATGTAGATGGTTAAGTTGGCCATAAACAACGAGGAGAAATAAATGCCATATGTAGACGCGATGTTTGATCGTGACTCTGATATTATTCGTGTCGTAGAAAGACGCGATGGAAAGAGAACTTTCCACGAATACCCTGCAAAATATACGTTTTATTACAAAGACCCTAAAGGCAAGTACAAGAGTGTGTACGGTGATCCTTTAAGTCGTATTGTGTGCAAAAGCACAAAGGACTTCCGCAAAGAAGTAGCAATTAACAAAGACAAAACACTTTTCGAAAGTGACATTAACCCGATCTTCCAATGCTTGAGTGAAAACTATCTCAATCAAGATGCTCCTAAGCTAAACATTGCGTTTTTCGATATTGAGACGGATTTTGATCCGGACAAAGGTTATGCTGATCCAAGTGATCCGTTTATGGGCATTACATCTATTGCTGTGTACTTACAGTGGTTAGAAACAATGGTGTGTCTTGCTGTTCCACCTAAGACACTTACTATGGAGCAAGCACAAAAAGAAGTAGAAGGACTAGGCAATGTAATACTGTTTGACAAAGAAGCAGACATGCTTGACACGTTCTTAACACTCATTGAAGATGCAGATATACTAAGTGGCTGGAACAGTGAGGGTTACGATATTCCGTATACTGTAAACCGTGTTGCACGAGTATTAAGCAAAGACGACACAAGACGTTTCTGCTTGTGGGGACAGTTGCCCAAGAAGCGTGAATATGAAAAATACGGGAAGCAAGCAGTTACATTTGACCTAGTAGGTCGTGTACACTTGGACAGTTTGGAACTGTACCGCAAATACACATACGAAGAACGTCACTCATATCGACTGGATGCAATTGGTGAGATTGAGGTAGGCGAAAACAAGGTACCATATGAAGGTACACTAGATCAGCTATACAACAATGACTTTAGATTGTTTATTGAATATAACATTCAAGATACTGCACTACTTGACAAACTAGACAAGAAGCTACGCTTTATTGACTTGAGCAATAGCATTGCACATGAGAACACTGTTCTACTGCAAACTACAATGGGCGCTGTTGCTGTAACAGAGCAAGGCATTATTAACGAAGCACACAACCGTGGATTGCAAGTACCTAATCGTCCAAGGCGAGACGATGAAGAAAGCACACAAGCAGCAGGTGCATACGTTGCATTTCCTAAAAAAGGTTTGCACAAGTGGATAGGCTCGATGGACTTGAACTCACTGTATCCGTCGGTAATTCGAGCGTTGAATATGGCACCAGAAACTATTGTAGGACAAATACGTCCTGAGATTAGTGATGCTCGTGTACATGAAGATATGACACTAAAGAAAAAGTCATTTGCAGGCAGTTGGGAAGGACGTTTTAGCACAGAAGAGTACGAAGCAGTCATGGATCAGCGCAAAGACATTGCACTAACTGTTGACTGGGAAGACGGTCGCAGTGATGTATTAAGCGGTGCAGAGATCTACAAACTGATCTTTGACAGTCACATGCCGTGGATGCTCAGTGCTAATGGTACAATCTTTACTACAGAGTTCGAAGGTGTTATCCCAGGTATTCTTAAACGCTGGTATGCAGAACGTAAAGAACTACAAAAGAAACTAAAGAAAGCAAAAGATGCAGGTATTGCTGCTGAAATTGAATACTGGGACAAACGTCAGCTAGTTAAAAAGATTAACTTGAACTCGCTGTACGGTGCGATTCTTAACCCAGGTTGTAGATTCTTCGATAAGCGTATTGGTCAGTCAACTACGCTAACTGGTCGACAAATTGTTAAGCACATGAGTGCAGAAGTAAACAAGAGCATTACAGGCGAGTATGATCACGTAGGTAAAGCAGTAATTTATGGTGATACTGACTCTGTGTATTTTAGTGCTTGGCCTGTACTTAAAGATGATGTAGAGTCTGGCAAACTTGAATGGAGTGCCGAAAAGGCAATTGCATTGTATGATCAGTTGTGTGAACAAGTAGACAGCACGTTTATCGACTTTATGGCTCGTGCGTTTCATTGCCCTAAGACGCGAGCAGACGTTATTGCAGCAGGTCGAGAGATTGTTGCAGTGTCAGGCTTGTATATTACTAAAAAACGCTATGCGGCGCTTGTAGTAGACAACGAAGGCTTTAGAACAGAC